ATAGAAACCTAAATGAGAGCGGTTTACCTTTAAGGCTACTTGGTTTATTCTTTGTATCTTGCCTTGAGATGTTCCTCTTTGAGAACCACCCTCTATTGGTAGAGTCTGTATTGTTTGATTGTAAGGTAAGCCCACAATTACTTTGAAATAATCATAAGCCAGAGTTATCGTTCCACTAGATACAGTCTTATTAGGTTGATCAAGACCGCCATCTGCTAAGGCAACAACAGTCTTGGCTTCTAAGTGAGATAGCCCAGAGATAGTATCTACAGACAACCCCCAATCTCCACCATCGTAAGCGTGGTCATCAAACACATATCTTACAATTCCATTTACTACTGTACTTGAAGTATAAGATGTTATCTCAACCTCACCTACTGTATCACCATCAGAATCTATTGCTCTTATCCTCTGCCCTACATCATCACTTGAGAAGTAAGCAGTTGAAGATGTGATAGTAATAGTTGCATCCGTAGTGCTTGTTGTAGGAGATATAGATATATTAGCCGTGCCAGTTGATGTAGCATCATAAGCTGAATAAGCTAAACCAGAGTGAACATAATAGCAATCGTCTTGTCTATCTGGTACAACTATGTTTTTAAACCTCTCTACATACCTCTTAGTATCTCCGTCTATTGTTCGCCTTACTAAAACCCAAACTTCATCATAAGCGTGGTCTGGTGAAGGTATAACCGCTATGGACTCATAATATCCATCTGTTACCTGTCTGCTCCAAGCCTGAACCTCTTGGTCTATCTCTCTGGTAAGAGTTGCTATAGTTCCACCTGTAGTAACGCACCAGAGTATTGTATCTGGGTTCTGCTGATAAGCCATATCAACAATTCCATCCCCAGTTATATGAGGAGACAGTATAGTTTTATCTATAGCTTTATAAGTATCTAAATCCCAAGAATAGAATAGCTCCCTTATTTTTAAACCAAACCTCTGCACATAATAAACAAAGTTACCGATACGCTTAGGCTTTATTGGTTCTGAACCTATAGATGCTTGCTGTTGAGCATTAGCATTCGTAGGTGTCATTCCAGAGTCATCAGAGGACTTAATTGTAAATTCACCGCCATAAGTTCCAGCGACTAAAGATTTATTAGAAGATATAAGCCACTTAATATCATTGGACTCATTAGCCGACAAGGCAAAGACAAGCCCATCATCCGCCTCAGCACCTGCTAAGAAGTCATCATATACAAAAGTCTTAGAACCCCATATTTTGTTAGGCTCTGAATCTGTCCTTGCTGTAAACAGCCTGCCTTCAAAGAAAGCACCCGAAGCAGGCCAACCTTTAACAGCAGACCAAGAACCCTCAGCCCACGAAGTAGTCGCTCCAGTAACAGTTATAATATTTATTACAGATGCAGTAACAACAGTCGTACTTACAACATTATCTATTTGTACATATCCTTGCTCTTCAAGTCCTGTAGTTGAGTTAGTCCTTGTACCGCCTATCTTCCAGAATGAACCTGTATGCCCTATTGTAGAGCCTGAGACAGTAAACAGAGCTGATGATGCAGTAACATTAATAGTTCCAGATGAGTTGTTTACCGATAGAGTCGTAGCCTCAGTATTGTCATCCATAAATGGCCCACCTAAGAAAGCCAAGTCAGCAAGAGTCCAGCTAGATGCTGTTTTCCTTGTAAGCTGTGCCGGTGCGTGATCTGGATGGAATATCCATAAGACATCATTCTTTTGAGTGAACTGTAAATCCCATATCTCAGACTCTGTATAAGTGTGAGCAACTTCAAAAGGTGTAGTTCCAGTTGTTACAACGATACCGCCATCGTCTCCGCCAGCATAGAACCTAAAGTATAGATTCCCCACTTCAATTACATAGGCATTAGTCCTAGAGAATATGAAAGGCTCAAGCCTTGCTATAGTGCTTGATGATTTGCTCTCATACATATACTCTGATCCGGGTGTTGATATAGCAGAACCATAAGGTCTAATCAAGAAGTTCTCTACTATCTGACAAGCATAGTCATACTGCTGAATGTCTGTCCTACCAAAGAGAGATGGACTGAACTCTCCGCCAACGAAACTTGTTTTAATATGATCTATTTTCATTCGTATATTATTGTTATGCTAGAGTCTGCATCAGTACGCTTGGCATACAGAGTTACTGGCTTACTATCTCCCCAACTTTGATCTAGCTTAGGCATTATAGAGTTGTACTCCCATCTTGATCCATAGACCTAACCCAAGCATCATCTTTAACATATTGTTGCTTACCAATCTGGGCATCTATTGCTGTCGCTTTTGGGAGAGATACTTTGTGATACTTCTCCAAGAAGCCTGAGGCAACTGTATTAGAGTTTAATATCATATAAGCTATATCTGAGCAAAGCTTGTCTATTAGTGCTTCTAAGAATGCTGGTGGATATTTAGCTGGTGTATCAAGATAATAAGTATATATAATTCCCAGACCAGCGGTATCAGATATTATGTAATCTCCCTCTTCTCTCCACTCAGCGTCATCGTCATTAGTTCCAAAGATTCTTATAACTTCTGCAGGTTTAGTATATACATAAACTTCATTAGTGTAAGTCCAAGCCATAGTATTAGCTGATAAAGACAAAAGCCTTCTCTTTGTTGCAAAGTTCCACTTGCACTCTGAGAGAATAGATTTTAATGATATTTCATATACCCTATTAACTACTCTAGCATTCTGAGCAGAGTCATCTATATTAGTTATTGGATTAGCTCCAGTTAAAGTTAAAGCTTTGTTTACAAGTGAAGTCTTAGTAACAGCCATATCATCTCCTTATAAGGTAAAGGGGGCTTTCGCCCCCAAGACCATTATCTTTAAGTGTAGCGAACTATTGTCTTAATAGTCGCACTTGTTACTGTCCAGTTGAATAGATCAACAGTAATCGTGCCTGTTGTTCCATCCGTGGTGTGAGGCATTACAGCACTCCCGTGACAAGGTGCAATACCTAACCCTACAGTCTGGAACAGACCATAAGGTATGCTGATAGTTGCAAAAGTCTCGTTAGAGCTTATTTCTGCACTAAAGAACGCATCCGCATCGCCCTGATGTCCTATTCTTATGGTGTTAGTTGTCAATGAAGCTCCTGCCAAGAGAGTCACATCGATTGATGTAATCTTCTTGTTACTATCTATCACAGCTATATCAATAGTATTGTGAGTAGATGTGCCTGTTAGCGTGAAGCTATCAATCCATATCTTCTCTACTGATTTGATATAACCATCGGAGATAACATTATCCCCACTACCACCTGCGTTAAACTTTGTTACATTAGCTGCGTCAAAAGCTGTTGCTGCCATATTCGTACCGCTCCTTCCCGCCTATAGCGGAATAAAAATTAACCGACAACAATACCCTTTAGGCGTTGCCAGATACGACTCTTGCTTCCTCAAGCCTAACTGCACCAACATTAAGCTCGTAGTATATCTGCCAAGAGTAACTTAAATCAGTTCTCTCATCAGTTCTTACAAGAGGTTGAGACGCTAGAGCTGCACAGATACCATATCTGTTGTAAGCGATACAAGAGTAGTTAGCTGCATCAGCATTACCACCAGATATCTTAGCAATTCTAGTAGACTTAATCCATTCAAAGCCCATAAAGGTATTAATATCACCCTTTACTAAAGCTTTAACTGAATTATAATCAGCAGAAGTCATCTGCTCCTGTTCAAGCATTTGAGCTAAGACAGTAGGTGTAACAACCATAACTCTATCTTCTTCTTCTACATCAGCATCATCAAAAGCTAATTTGATATCTGTGATGTTTGAGAGCCAAAGAGAGCCAGCAGTCGTGGCTACTACGTTACTGTGTGTTACTGAACTTGAACCTGTCTCACCATAGTTAGCTGTGCCAACTGCGGCTGCAAGAATCCTATCATCAATCGTACGACCCAAAGCACCAGCTGCTGCGATGTTGTAAGCACTTCTAGGGTCAGAGATAGTACGGATTTCATCACCTCTGTCTAAAAGCCTTGCATCGTGGAAGTCAAGCATAGTACCCATTCTACGAGAAAGGTTCGGATCGTTGTTCGGTGTTGCTACATTACGACCACCCTTTGCTGACATATTCCATTGTCCTATTCTGTCTTGGAAGAATGTCTTACCAGTTACATTCGGCTTGATATATACAGTATTAATCAACTTACTGTACTTCTGTTGAGCCAACTGCATAATGTTGCGACTGTAAGCTTGTGCGAAAATCTCATTCTGTGAGTCTGCCATCAGTTGCTCCTCTTTAAGGTTAATCTCTTTGCTTCACCTTTGCTAAAGGTTGATTATCCTCTTTCAAGGGTCGCACTTAAGCTATACAGCATTGTCGGGGTATTTCAACTTGTCCGACCAGTCATTAAGGCTGAGTAAGGGGTATCGTAACTTGTCCTTGCTTAACCTTTGCTATCTGCGCATATAAGTTATTGACATAAGCTACCATCTTTTGATGTTCTTCTTCTGGTGCTGCCTCATTGTTGTAAGAGTTGTTTGGATCAGCTAGTATAGCATCTATCTCCGCCTGTGCTTGGTCTGGAGTCTGGCTGTGCCTACTATACTTAAAGTCGCTAATCTTATTCTCTGCAAACTCTCCACCTATTTTAGTTAAAAACCTGATGCCTCTAGCATCTTTAGATAAGAGAGCCGTTATATAATCATTGTCATCTTTGTCGGCTGCAAACTTATTAATAACCATCTGTCCGAGTTGGATATTACTTTGGTAAGCATCACCATACTCTTGAATCAGAGAGTTCTTAATACCATTGAGTTCACCCTCTCTTGCTCTCAAAGCACCTTGATATGTGTCAATACTCTTCTGAGTATAAACACCCCACAAACCGCTTGCTTGAGCTGGAGTGAGATTGAGCTTATGTACTATCTCCGAGAACTGCCCTCTGTCAAAAGACATCCCTTGAAGGTCTGCTGGTATCTCTACATCCGGAAGATTATATCCTTCCGCAACTGCTGGAACTCCCATTGCTTCATTGTATCTTGTCCAGCCTTCTATATCATCAGGTCCTTTAGGAACTGGAATCTTCTCATGACCTAAAAGCTTTGAAAGGTTTAAGTAACTTTCCGACAGCTTGTTAAAGCCTGCCTTTGTATCTTCAAACTTCTGCATACTCGGACTATTAGCCATATCACCTTCTAAGTCCTGTTTCCATCCTTCAACTCTTGCTGGTGGTAGTGGTGCTACTGGTGCTAGCGTTGGTGGTGTGTCCAATGGTGAAACTGGGTTAATAACTTCACCATTTGGATTCTGTGGTTCTCCGCCTACTGGTGCTACTGGCGGTGTTGTTCCACCACCCCCGCTTGGTTCTACAGGCGGTACATCATAACATCTCACGAACTGTGTTATCGGGTTTAAGTTGTCCTTAAAAGGGCTTAAATTATCCATTTCTATCTCCTTGTTTTGCCAAAGCAACTATTTGCTCGGGTGTTAATCGCATCAAAGTTTTAAGTGTTGCGAGCACTTCACGCTTACCAGCGTTGACTAACATTCTATCTTTATCTACTGGGTCTAAAATACTTTCATACCACATACAAGCTTCCTCTAAGAACTTCATCACCTCTTTACCTTGAGGAGTATCAAGCGAAGACTGTAGATTACTCTGCAATGCTTTCACAAATCTTATATCTGTTAAATCGTTACCTTTTCTCATTTCAACTTTTTCTCCATATCTTCTATTGCTTGATTGTAGCCTTTTTCTGCTTGATTATAACCATAGCAAACTTCCTTAACTACTCCACAATCATCTAATTCCTTTTTCTTTGGTAACAATTTAATTATATCTTCTTTTAATATATCTATAGTTTTATCAGTTAAACCATAATCACATAAATATACTGCATACCACGATTTTATAATCTCTTCTAGCGTCATTTCCCGACCTGTGCTGTTTCAGCCATTGCTTTATCGCCTTCTGCCGCTGTCTTACCAGTTTGAGCCATTGAGTTAGCCGCCATCAATTTAGCCTCTTCCATCTGTTGTTGTGCTCTGCCTTCTCTGATAGCTTGAATCTCTTTATCATCTCTTAGAACTCTTACCGGAGCACCGACAATATCCCAGACCTCGTCTCTTGCTTTATCTGGGTCAATGCCATCAAGAACATCCGGAGCATACTGTGCCATCTGTCCAGTTATATCTAATGCCGTAACTAGAGATGTAAGCTGACTTCTCTTCTGAGACTGAGCCAACTGCGAAACATAATCTATCTCATATCTAGGGTCTTGCAACAAAGCGTCAGGCGGTGGCGGAAGTTTGCCTCTTCTGTACAAAATTCCGATAGTTCGGATTACAATTGGGTTTAGGACTTCTCCCGTGTACCGCCCAACAGCAGGCCCTAGCATTGTCATCTTCTCATTTATTCTCTCTTGTATCTCTGGGTTGTTCATCTGCTTAGTGATATTATTGAATGCTAAGAATACATCGTGGAACATTAAGCTCTTAACCTTTTGAGAGTAATACTCAATAGCTTGAAGACCAGCGTTAGGGTCACCATAGTTAGCGAATGGGAATATGTCCTTGCCACTCTCCATATTATTCTTATTGTAGTAATTGATTGCTCTTGGGTTAGCATTGAAAGGCATAATGAATGCGTTGTTAGGTATTGCAATAGGTGGATCAGTTGCTTTCATCATAGACCTGAGGTTAGTCTTAGAGATTGCATTGAGCAACCTAGCGAATGGTAAAGCTTTCATTGCCGGACTAAATCCCCACTGAATGAATGGTCTCTTATCAAATCTATGAGCCATAGCTGGGAACTCATTGTATCCACCTTCATTTATTATCTTACGACCTTCAACATCAACCCAGACTGCTTCGATTGGCATATTCTCGCTGTCGCTCTTTGTGACATCCCGATAGTTTCTCTTGCCAATAAACAATAAAAACTTATGCTTCTTATTTCCTCTACCTTTTAACTCATCACGCATAGGTTGAGTCAAAGCTTTCTCTCCCCACTTGCTAGCTGCCTGATAAGCGGTATATTCAAACTCTATGTAATACTCTGCTATCCTTCCTTGAGCATCTTCAACTAAAACACATTGCTTTAGAGGGATAGATATAAACCTTGCATCAGTCTCTAAGTCCTCTTCTTCTAAAAGAACCGAAGTACCATAAACTCCCGAAGCCTTGTAACTCGGGAACATCATTTGATAGAAGTTAGACTTGTTAAGAGTGTGGAATACTTCTCTCTCAACTGTCTCTAGGTAATCAGATATTTCCTTATCTTCTGATAGGATTGGGTTCTTTGCTCTCAGCTTAAACCATTTAGAACTAGGCGGAGTTAAGTAATTCATAAAGCCAGACGCTAAGACATCAGCGGTCTCCAATGTAGTAGAATCAAATAAGTAGTTAGTGTTTAACTCTGAACCAGCGGAATAAGCCGCATTAAGGTCTGGAGACTCAACATAAAAGTAATCGTGGAGTGACTGCCAGTAACCCATAAAGTTGCTTCTTAAACCTACAAGCTCTTTATGTTTACCTATTAAATCATCAGCCCTTGAGCTGTTCATTCCTTTGACCTTCTGATCACCTTTATAATTTAATGTCTTAGCTGGCATATTCTATCTCCCTCTTCTCCCTCTTCCGCCACCTCTTGGCTTTGGATCTCCCTTACTCCCGACTCTAGGCTTTGATTTTCCACAATCACCCTTTCTTGCTGCCATATCACACGCTCCTTTATAATCGTTTCAAAAAATGTGTTTCAAACGGAATGTAGTCACACCGCTTGTAAAATCCAAACAACTTATCAGTCTTGCTATTGTGCATACAAGCCATAATGATTGATACATAGCCCTCTTTCTTTAAAAGCTTCTCTATCTTCAATAAGAATCGTACTCCGTGTCTTCTGTGAGTTCTGCTTACAAACCATATAAGTTCTTGGTAAACCTTATCAACAGATATTTGTGAGTTGACTGGCATTCCAGCTATAACTCCAACGGCTTTATCATCAATGATTAAAAGATATGTTGTCTCCTTAGCGTTTATAATTGCATTGTTGACAGCTTCAATGCTGTAGTTAGTGTCATACTCTTTGAGAGACTCTTCGTAGAACTCTTTAACTAAATGTAAAAAGTCTTCCTTGTATCTCTCTGTGTACTTTTCTATATTCATACGCCTAAAAGAGAACTCCTTGCTGTGCTTGCCTGTGTTCCTGTTCCAAGCGGAGATGTAAATGTAGTCCTACCACCCCTTGATATTGCTCTACGCCTTGCCGCCGTTGCTGCCTCTGCTGTCTTCATAGCCTGTGAGTTCATAGTATCTAAAGTATCAAGACCTTTAGTAGCATTCATAGCATCTCTACTAGCCGATGCTGCCTTGTTAGCTGTCTGTCTTGCTGACATTGCCATTCCAGTACCGACAGCAGCCAGAGTTACTAATGTCATTGTTGTAAATAAAGCCATTACCTCACCCCCATAATATTAAAAAGATTATCATCACTTGAATACTGAGGCTGTCTTGCTCTATCTCTCTGTTGAACCTCAGCTACATTGCCTATCAAACTTACACTCATCAAAAGGGCGTCAGCCAAATTCGGTGATTTTATTCCTTCCTTCCTCATCTTGTCTTTAGGGATTAATCTCTTCCTCTGGTAGTTGTCAAACTCATACTTCATCTCCAGTAGCTCTTCTATAATTTCATCATAAGGTATCTCAATGTGCTGCTTATCAATCATATCTTTTAACTTGTAGGCGTTGGCTGTTCTCTCGTTGGCATAGTATTTATTCTTTGCATAAGCTATCGGTGGATTCTTGAACCCAGTAAACTCATCCAAGCCGCGACCTTTGTTTAAAGTATCAAGAGGCCCAGCTCCGATTCCATTCTCATCTATAATACTTTTGTTGACCTGATGCTCTTGACTCGTTAGGAGTACCCTACCCGTAGTGTAGTTCAAGTCTCGGTGATCCCATTGATCTGCTAGTGTAACTTTCCAATGCAATGCACCCTGTTGTTGTAGAATAACTGCTGCACACTTATCGTCTCCGTACCTAGCAATATCATAACCAGCGATTCTAAATCCGTATCCGTCTCTAAGTTTATAAGGGTCTCTGTTGCTTTCGTAAATATCTTTTCTAACGAACACTGCATCCTCTGTTTTAAGTAAAGGCTCTCCCATCCAGATATGAAGATAGTCCGCTTCGCTCTTCTTCCGGCATTCAACTGCTTCAACCTTCAAGGCCTCAGTACAGTAGGGGTTGTCATCATAGTTAATATTTATGTGCTTACAATCTTTGCGATCAAAGAACTTAAAGTAGACTGGGTCTTTCTCAATGTGCCTGTTCATAGAAAAGAATATCTTGGCTCTCTCTTTACGAATAGTGGGTATCAATACATCCAGCGTTTGCTTAGTTATTGCTTGAGCCTCGTCAATCCAGACAATATCAATTCCTTCCATCCCCTGAATATTAAAAGCACCTTGCTCTCTGAACCCACGAAAGTTTATTGTAGAGCCTGTCTTTCTATGTACAATCTTAGAAGCCATCACTTCAAAGTTTAAATTATTCTTTCTGATTAAATCCGAGAGTAGGGAATAAACTGATTCAATGATTGAGTTCTGTATCTCTCTACCACAAGAAACTCGTATATGTTTCTTCTCGCATAAATAAAGAACAAGCCTACCTATGGCTTGAGACTTACCACCGCCTCTTCCGCCTTCAAGCATAAAGTATCGGTAGTCGTTTATCTCAGTTAATATCGGGTAGAGCTTCTCCGGCATCTGAAGCATCTGTGGGAGTTCTAATATCATCGCCTATCTTTAACTCCAATGGTAACAAACCTAAACGGCTGTCACCTGCTTTTATTGTTGGCATTTGAGTGACTGTAACTTCGCCTTCAATCTTTTGTGGAATGTTCTTAACAGCTACTTTAATAGCAATCTCTGCTTTCTCTTTTAAACTTAAACTATCATCCTGTATTGCTTGATGGATGACTTCCCAACACATATCTATAACTTCTAATCTTTTATCTTCAACCGACTTAGGCCTTCTTCCACTCCTACCTTTTACACCAGCCATATTTTCTCCATTTTAAAATGATAACTCTTTGGTATCAAATTGATTATAGCATTTTCCATAATTACCAGTCTTTGCGTGGCACTTCTTACAAAGCGTAACTCCGTTGTTTAAATCAAACCTTGCTTCTGGATAGTCAGCCCATCCTTTAATGTGGTGAGCTTCAAGTCTGCCACCTTTTTTCTTACATCTTTGACAAGTGTAATCGTCTCTTTCGTAAATCTTTTTTCTCCAAACTATTAACTCTGGGTATTCACTACGATTGTGTCTTATAGAAATTCGTTTAGTAGATATTCCATCTTTTGTTGTAATTTGCAATAAAACACTTTTTACATTTCTGTTTAATTTGAAAACCCTACGAACTAATTCTGATTTAACGATATCTGGCTTACTATCGTCAAGAATATATCCAGTAGCAAAATCCCAACACTTATTCAATAAACTTCTACTTGTATTTTCATAGCAATATCATACCACAGAATAAAATTATCCAAAGTAGACTACCCATAGCTTACCCCTAATTTTGTTGAAAAATAGTTCTTGACAGAGGTATTCTTATATGTTACCTTTAAGGTAGTTCTAATGAAGCACAAAGAAAGGAGAGTGAGATGCAGAACAAAAACGACTTGCTGAGAATGGCAGACGAAGTTGTAGCCTGTGAATATTGTAAGGTCTTACTTACCGAAGAAGAGATTGAGGATAACGGCACAGTTTGTGATATTTGTAAACCGCTTGACGAAGGCATCCGCAAAGCAGATGCAATGGGGTATTAATATGTTAAGTAAAAACCTTAAAGACATTTTGGTAATAGTAAAAGAGTATGCAGAGGATTCAGACAAGCACGACATTGATGAGTCTTACATTGAACAGAGACTGCAAGACATTGAGGATCTAATTTGCGAGGTAGCTACAGAGTTTGAAGGTGGAGAGTTTGAAAACGACAACCCTTATGGTGAAGATGACGAAGGCGATAGAAAATATCATCAGAAAGTTGATGATGAAATGACAGGAGACAGATAATGAAAAACCTAACAAATGATTTAGCGAAGTTGCAGAGAAGTTTCAAAGAACTATATAACGATGGGCTGATTGGATTAGGAACAGATTATGTTCAAGTAACACCGGAGTTGTTTAGTAATCTCAGGGTCGGCAATAAAGTAGATATAACCCAAGACGATGATGGCGGTTTTGTACAATTATCCTGTAATGTTGATGGTGTAAACTTTATTACTCTGATATGAAACGCTTGACAATGGTTTACTATTGTATTAAAATTATCCTATGACAAGTGTAAAGCTAAATAATAAATCCTACTGGACGCTGGTTATCCAGCATTCTTTCTCGCAAGGGAACGCTTGTCAGTCTGGTAGGATATTTTTATTTGGAGGTGTATTATGGCAAGAAGAAGAATGATCTCACCTTTACTATGGGAAGATGAACATTTTGGTAAGTTAAGTGATAAAGCTAAAATATTGTTTATTTCCTGTATCTCAAATGCTGATGATGATGGTCGGCTAAGTGGCAACCCTTCAAACCTTAGAGCAACAGCCTTTAGATTTGATGATATTACAATTAAAAGGATAGAAGATTTAGTTATTGAGTTGTCTGAAAACTTAAGCCACTTTAAATATTATGGTGTAAATGGTTGTAAATACATACAGTTAGAGAAATGGGAAGAATACCAAAGTCAAAGAGACGACAGAAGGTTGCCATCTCGTCACCCAAATGTCACCCAAATGTCAACCAAATGTCAGCCTAAGTTAAGAGAAGTTAAGTTAAGTAAAGATAAGGTAAGTAAAGTTAAATATAAAGAATATATATATTTATATAATAACGAACTTACAACCCTTACAGACAGATTCGGTAAATTTGTTGTAGATAAGTATATTGATAAACTAAACAATTATATCGGTTCTAAAGGAAAACAATACAAATCCCATTATCATACTTTACTTACTTGGATTAACAAAGACGGAGTTAATCCTAAACAGAAGAAAGAAGTTATTACTAAAGAAGAAGAGTGTATGTCTCAGAAACAAAGAAAAAAGATGCACCACGATACTAAAAAGTTATTGAAAACCATAGGGAGAAAAATCAAATGAAAATACATAATGTAATAGGTGGGTTAGAGAAGAAGGATGATGATATGGAGAAGGAATTATGAAACTTGAATCTCAAGTAGTATCACTTGAATTAGCAAAGAAGATGTATTGGTTAGGTTTTGATAAGGAGAGTGCTTGGTGGTGGAATGGAACTAAGTGGGGGATAGGTGGACAAATTGTTGGGTTAGAACCAATGAAATGGATATTGTCAAAAAGAATTAAAGGTAGTGCTATTGAGAATATCCCAGCCTACACAGTAGCAGAGTTAGGAGAGATGTTGCCAATAAATTGTGCAAGTTGGAGAAGTGATAAAACTTTATATAGTTGTCAAAGATTTGATTTTGGGGGGTGTTGTGGACAAGAAATTACAGCAGACACTGAAGCAGACTGTAGAGCTAGGCTGTTAATTTGGTTAAAGGAGAATAATTACTTATGAAAGAAAAAGAGAACAAATTAGTTCTACATAATGTAATAGGTGGGTTAGAGAAGAAGGAAATACCAATAAAAGAAGATTTTAAAGGGTTAAGTGAGTTTGATTATACTACTAAAACTATTAAAGCTGGAGAACACAATGGACACAACCAACTCTGCAATAGAGGGGTAGAATACAAAGAAGAACTTAAAAAACATTTTATTCGTCTGGCTCGTAGATATGGCAATGAAGATGTTACATTAGATAATTTTGAAGAAGAAATGCCTTGCTCTATGTTACATTGTTATGAAGCAATCTCCAAAGCAATAGAACAAGGTAAGGTTATAAAGGTGAAGGAATGAAAAAGCATAGGAATTGTGTCCATAAGAACTGTTGTGGTAACTGTAACAAAGGGTACAGGCATAGGAAGTTAATCTGGAGTTGGTACGAAGGCAGAGAGATCGCTCATTACATCTGTCTCAACTGTGACCACATAACCTATTTAGAGAGAGTTGACGGAGAGGTGATTGCATTAGAAGTAATTAAAAACTCGCATATATTGTCAGATGAATATAACAAAGTAGGATTGATAAATGAGGAGTTGGTGTTGATATGAAAATATGGTTAAGTAGAATAGCGGTAGTTGTAGCACTCTTGTTTGTACTCGCATTGTGGGCTTTCGCTGAGGAAGTTGATAACAATGTTAGAGCCATAATTGGAGAGGCAAGTAATCAAGGCTATCAAGGTATGCTAGCTGTTGCTGTTGGAATTAGGAATAGAGGCACTCTACAGGGCGTGTACGGAGTTAATGCCAAACATATAGACCAAGAGCCTCAATGGGTATGGGATATGGCTGAGAAGGCTTGGGCAGAGTCAAAGGATAACAGAATACACTCTGGAACTCATTGGGAGAACATCAAGGCCTTCGGTGAGCCTTATTGGGTTGATAGTATGACAGAAGTCTACAGACATAAAGACCATATATTTTACAAGGTGTTTAAATGAAAATATGTTTTGTCTGCGGTAAGCCAATCAGAAGAAATCCTTTTTATG